ACATGAGAGTGTAAAGAAAAAGACTTCGATTGGTAGAGGTAACGTAGGTTTCTCGACCATGAATAAAAGAAAGAAACAAACCTACAAAAAATATAGAGGGCAAGGAAAATGAATATAAAACATTTAAAAACTAAGGTAACAATAGAGTTATCACCAGAAGAATACACTATATATACTGAACAAGTTAATAAACTTGACGGGATAGTATCAGGACTAACTGAGTTTCACGATTTATATGTGAGTGATTTAGGTAGGTTAGAAACTTTAAGGTGGAGACTAACAGACTTGTTAGGTCTTGAGTGGGACAGAGACAAGTTTAGATACATAAAGGAGGAGAAGTAATATGGTAAGTGCAAATAATTTAAAACAATATATAAAACCTGATGTTAGTCAAATGACATTAGATGTTATTGATGCTATAAAAGCTAAACAAAAAGTTCAGTTTAAATATGGAGCAGATGAGTATAGAGAACTCTTACCTCAAGAATTCTTCGGAGACTTTGAGGGCTTCGGTGGTCTTACTAACATGGGAGAGTACAGACAGTTTCTTTTTAGCAGAGTAACCGAGTGGGTAGGTATACCTATGTACTATAAAGTCTTTGTAGAACTAGACATGGTTGGGTATCCTGAAGATAAAGATGTAGCATATAAACTACATCAACTATTAGATAGTGCCGAGCCTATTACGTATACAATTAAACCACAGTCAGGAGATAAATAATGAGTAATGTAATAAACTTAACAAAACATAAAGAAACAAAGGATGAGTTGCTTGATAGGACAGCTATAACTTTAGTAGCTGAGTACACAACAACGCTTGAATGGGATTTGGAAGAATTAAACATTGATGCTAATGAAATAGAGGATTACTATATTAAGTATGGTACACTACATATAACATACAAAGATGGTCGGATAAAAGAATATGAATCTAACTTTGACATGGGAGATATAGATTATAAATGGGCAGAAAAAGAAACATTTTATAATGAAGACTTTGATGAAGTGGAGATAGACATATGACACAGTATGATATCTTTCCTGTGTATGAAAAATCTATACAGAAAGAACAAATTAAATACATTCATTCTAACAATGGCATACGAGAAACAAAGTGGCTTGATGGTACAGTAGAGTTGTACTCTTATGTTGATGATAAAATAATTCAGAAAAGAAGTTGACACTAGATAGCGACTCGTGTTATAATAGAGGTATATATGGTAGTTTTAAGTGACAGTGAAATAATATTAACAAGAGAACAATACATGAAAGTAGGTTCTGATTCTAATATTATGAATGATTTATACGAGATGAAACTTGGGCATAGCTTACGAGTAATAGGTAATGATTATGTTTTATCTTTTGTGGACAGACAGAACTATGAATTATTTATGGGATATATTTATGAACCATATTTGAGAGAAGCTACAGCATGACAGCCCCGAATCATACTGCTAACAATGTAGCCCTCACTATACACCAATAGTTAGTATGTATCCTGTCCAAGACAGGGTTAGTTTGAGGTCTAGCGATTCAATAAAACCTCACATAATTTATTAATAATAAAATAGGAGAAAAACAAATGGCAATACTTGAAGGAATGTGTGAGTGGGCGGCAGTTAAAGTGCCTAACACAACATTTACACCTGAATATCAGATCACTTTAGTGCTTGATGATAAGACTGCGGACGACTTTATTAGTCGTGGCTTTAGAGTCAAAGATGTAGAGGGTGTTAAAAAGATTATGTTCAAAAGAAAAGTTGAGCGTAAGGACGGTACACTAAATGCAGTACCAAAGTTATTGAACGCTAGCAAAGAACCCCTAGACATATCTGTCGGGAATGGATCCAAAGTTAGAGTACAATACAGAGAGTGGGAAACTACCAATCAGTATGGAGATTTCAAAGGACTTGATCTTCAGGCTGTACAGGTACTTGACCTTATTGAGTACACAGGTTCTGATGGTAGCGAATTAGAATCTATTGATGATGATGATCTGGAGTTTTAATTATGACTAATGAAAATGTAAAACCTTCAATAACTATTGCAGGTGTGCAGATAAACGTAGAGGACTTGCCCGAAGAAGGACAAGGATTTTTCGGTAGACTGCAACGATTGACTCAAAAGAAAGCACACCTAACTTTAGACTTAGAAGAGTTACAAGCAGGTATTAATTTCTTTTCTGATCGCATCGTTGCTATTGTAAATGGGGCAGAGCCACAAGCATCCGAAGATGATGTTGAAGTTGTGGACGAAGAACTATCAGAGTCTAACGACTCAGACTAGTGTGCCTAACAAGTTGCTAGACCTTGTAAAAAACTAGCATTGTGTAGTTAGGAAAGGAGCGCGTCTTTGTAAAATCCTATACGTGTGAGTGTTTGTTTAACTACAAACAAGAGGACACAAGAAAGGTTAAGGCTGAAAGTAAATAAGAACTGAACCGCCATGCACTTGCTAACTACACACTTTTTAACAACAACATGAGGGAAAATAATATGGCTTTTATAAAACACAACGCTACCTGTCCTACCTGTAATAAGAATCATTTGTCTGTGAACCCTGATGGTTCAAGTAAATGTTTCTATGCAGCGTGTGGTACTTTCCATGCCGCACAAGGAGAAAGTAATAACGTATCTAATATTAAACAACAACCTATTGAGAGAGCTGTTAAGCCTATGCAACAGGTAGACACAACAGGAACATACAGTGCGTTAATGGACAGACGTATATCTGAAGAGACAGCTAAGAAGTATGGTGTTAAGGTGGTGCATGGTGCAGATGGTAAACCTGTGGAGCATCACTACCCATATTTTAATGGGCATGAATTAGGCGCAACTAAAATTAGAAAGATACCTAAAGACTTTTTCTTACGTGGTTCTTTTGAAGAGACAGGACTGTTTGGAGAGCAGCTATTTAATAAAGGTGGTAAGTACGTAACCATAACCGAAGGTGAGTGCGATGCTATGGCAGCCTATGAACTTATGGGCAGCAAGTGGGCAGCCGTATCCATTAAGAGAGGAGCTGATGGTGCAGAAAGAGATGTTAAGGATAGCCTTGAATTTTTAGAAAGTTTTGATAACGTCATCATATGTTTTGATAAAGATAAGAGTGGTATCAAAGCAGCTAAGAAGATAGCTAGATTGTTTCAGCCCAGTAAGGCTAAGATAATGACACTGCCTAATGGTTTTAAAGATGCTAATGACATGCTTATTGCTAACAAGCACAAGGATTTTATGGAGTCTTGGTGGAGTGCTAAGACCTACACTCCTAGTGGAGTTATCAACGTATCTGAAGAGAAGAAGAAGTTCTTTAATAGACCTAAGATGGCAAGCATCCCTTACCCTTGGGAGGGGCTTAATAAAAAGCTGTATGGTATGAGACAGGGAGAGCTTATAACTTTAACCGGAGGCACAGGGCTTGGTAAGTCTTCTGTTACAAGAGAGATTGAACACTATCTTATAAAGAATACCACAGATAATGTGGGTGTGATTGCTTTAGAAGAAGATTGGAGAAGAACCATAGATGGTATTCTTTCAATAGAAGCTAACGCAAGATTATACATAGATCAAGAAAGAGAAAAGTTTTCTGACGAGGAGCTTGATAAATTCTTTGATGTCCTGTATGATGGGGAGAATAAAAATAGAGTATGGGTTCATGCTCATTTTGGTACTAATAATATTGATGAAATATTTACTAAGCTAAGATTTATGATCATAGCGTGTGAGTGTAAGTGGGTCGTTGTTGACCATTTACACATGCTAGTAGCTGCAGTATCAGAAGGAGATGAACGAAGGGCTATTGATAATATAATGACGAGGCTTAGAAGTATCGTAGAAGAGACAGGCGTAGGACTAATACTCGTATCTCATCTACGTAGGGTTAGTGGTGACAAAGGACATGAGAATGGAATTGAAGTCAGCCTTAGCCATCTTCGTGGCAGTCAAGCAATAGCCCAACTGAGTGATTGTGTGATTGCTTTAGAAAGGAATCAACAAGCAGACGATGCGGACGAAGCCAATACCACTAGGGTCAGGGTACTTAAATCTAGGTACACAGGAGATGTTGGTATGGCAACGCACTTGTTGTACAATAGAGAAACAGGTAGACTGAGTGAGTTTGAAAAAGAATCTTATGAAGATGATGACGCAGACTTCTCAGCATTGGAGTTATAATATGGATTTAGTATTTGATATAGAAACAAACAGAGTAGGTGAGGATGATATTGGTTTAGATAGTGTCACCACCATACACTGTATTGTAGCACAAGACATAGCAACCGAGGAGGTCTTCAGCTTTCCTCCTTGGGAACTAGACAAGGGTGTTGCATTACTACAGAAGGCTAAGACTTTAATCGGTCATAACATTATAGGATTTGATATACCCGTATTAGAAAACCTAACTAGTTTTAAACAAGGAGCAATTAAAGTTGTAGATACTTTAGTTACCTCTCGTTTATTTTATCCTATAAGAGAAGGAGGACATAGCTTAGGAAGATGGGGATTCCATTTAGGTTACTCCAAGATAGAGTTTGAAGATTACGATTCATATTCAGAAGAGATGTTAACCTATTGTATCAGGGATGTAGAGTTGAACACTAAAGTATTCAGAGCCTTACAAGAAGAGGGTAAAGGTTTCTCTAAGGAAAGCGTAGACCTTGAGCACTCTGTAGCTTTACCCTTAAGGCAGCAAGAGTGGACAGGGTTTAAGTTTAACCTTAAAAAAGGTGAGTTATTATTAGCTGATCTTAGAGAGAAGAAGCAAGCATCTGAAGACGAAGTACATAAAGTATTTAAACCT